CACCGTTACCTCGCTTCAAGCAAAAAAATCTTTGCTCAAAGCATTCCAAGTCAAACGTCCCTTGTTCTTGTGGGGTCCTCCCGGCATTGGCAAGAGTGAGTTGGTCGAAGGCATTGCCAACGAGCTTGGCGGCTTGATGATTGACTTGCGCCTAGGTCAAATGGAGCCCACAGACATCCGTGGTATCCCGTTTTACAACAAGGACATTGGCAAGATGGATTGGGCTCCGCCTGTGGAACTGCCCGATGAAGAAATGGCCAAGGACTATCCTATTGTGGTGTTGTTCTTGGACGAACTTAATAGTGCCGCACCCTCTGTCCAGAGTGCCGCTTATCAGTTGATTTTGAATCGACGCATTGGCAAGTACAAGTTACCCGACAATGTTGTGATGGTTGCCGCAGGTAACCGTGAAAGCGACAAAGGCGTTACATATCGTATGCCAACTCCGCTGGCAAACCGTTTCATCCACCAAGAGATGAAAGTGGACTTCCCAAGCTGGCTTGAGTGGGCAGTGAACAACCGGGTCCACAAAGACGTGGTGGGTTACTTGAGCTTTGCCAAGCAGGACTTGTACGACTTTGATGCCAAGTCAGCAAGCCGTGCCTTTGCCACACCACGCTCTTGGACCTTTGTGAGCCAGTTGTTGGACGAGAGCAGTGACGACGACACCACAATGAACTTGATTGCAGGTACTGTGGGTGAAGGTCTTGCTGTGAAGTTTATGGCACATAAAAAGGTTGCAGGCAAGATGCCCAACCCAGCAGACATCTTGAGTGGCAAGGTCAAGACACTGGAAGTCAAAGAAGTGAGTGCTATGTACTCCTTGGTGATCTCCATGTGTTATGAACTCAAGGGTGCTATCGAGAACAAAGTAGAAGACAAAAAGTTCCACGAGATGGCTGATAACTTCCTTGGCTACATGATGAAGAACTTTGAGACCGAGTTGACTGTGATGGGTGCTCGTATTGCGTTGACCACATACGACTTGCCCTTCCTCCCAACCAAGCTCAAGAACTTTGACGAGTTTCACCAGCGTTACGGCAAATACATCTTGCAGGCATCCGCCTAAGTTTTAGGAGGGTGGTGGTTAAATACACAGGGCTGTGTCGCACTGCCCTCCTTTCTATATGAAATACAAAATTGTAAAATTAGATGCAAGACATAGTTATTACACTACCTACCAGTACATGATTGAGTTCTCAAAAGGACATTGGATTGGTACTGGTGTGTTGGGTTTTGATCGTGCTCGGCGTTGGTTCACAACAAATTATGGATGGGGTCAAGATGTCGAAGTCAGAAGCGAACTGCTACAATCCCGACAACACCATGCAGAAGAATTTGAGCCAGATGACATCAACTCCACCTGGGGCTTCAGTGCCAAATACAAGGACTACCGGATCTATATTGCAACAGACAAAGAACTCAGTTGGTTTTTGCTATGTCATCCCATATCACCATAAAAAAGAATCTAATCATCTTTCACAGACCTGTGGATTGGATGCCTATTCGCAAACGACTGATAGAGGAATATGGACAAAGTATCAACATCAGTTATGCCAGGCGTGAAAGACTGGGTTTCAGTTGGAGATCCCATACCACCTGGATCTCCAGTGGCAAGCAGGAAGGCGAGTATGAACTTAAATACCCTGAGGTGCAAATACACTTGGATTTCTTTTCAGAATCGGCCATGACATGGTTCCAACTCCGGTACTTGAATTTGTAGTACTTGAGTACTACTTGACCAATAATTCGTGATCTGCTATAATATAGCATACAAGCAACAAAAGGACCAGCCCGTGACTACTGCTACTACCACTAACAAAAAAGAGTCTGATAAGTTTAAAAATCTTATTGGACCCATGGACACCAAACTTGACAAAGTTGTGCGTGAAATGTTGATCACTGCCCGTGTGGGTTTGTTACTCAAGGCCAGTTTCTTTGGTAACCTTGCTACTCGTTTGAAACTGGTAAATGCTGATGAGTGGTGTGCTACTGCCGCAACAGATGGCAGAAACTTCTACTACAATACCCGCTTTATTAAAATGCTCAAGCCCAAAGAGATTGAATTCTTGTTTGGTCACGAGGTATTGCATTGTGTGTATGACCACTTTGGACGCAGAGGCGCCCGCGATCCACAGTTATGGAACATTGCCAACGACTTTGCAGTAAACGGCGACTTGGTAAAACACAAAGTAGGTGACATGATCACGTCAGTACCTTGCTTGTTCGATCGCAAGTATGACGGCTTGAGTTCTGAAGAGATCTACGATCAGTTGTACGAAAAAGCAGAAAAGATCAATATCAGTGACTTGTTAGATAAAATGATTGACGAGCACATGGATGGTGAGGGTGACAATGATGGCGACGGGGACGAGAAGGAAGGCAAAGGCCGTCCCAAACTCACTCCTGAAGAACGCCAGCAAATTAAAGACGAGATCAAAGAGGCCATGTTAGCGGCAGCCGCTACAGTGGATGGTGCGGGTAATATCCCAGCAGGTGTCAAGCGTCTTATACAAGACATGACCGAGCCCAAGATGAACTGGCGCGAATTGTTGCGTATGCAATTAGAAAGCACTATCAAATCTGATTATACTTGGATGCGAGCCAGTCGCAAGGGCTGGCATATGGATGCGGTAATGCCCGGTATGAAACTGGATCCCATGATTGATATTGCTATTGCACTAGATGCTTCGGGCAGTATTAGCGAAAAGATGTTGAAAGACTTCTTGGGCGAGATTCAAGGTATTATGGATTCGTTCCCTGCATATCGTATTCACGTTATCACTTTTGATACTGATGCGTACAATCCTGCACAATATGACTCGGATAATTTGGAAGACATTTGTGACTACGAAGTAACAGGTGGTGGTGGTACTGACTTTGATTGCATCTTCAAGTATTTGAAAGACAACGAGATCGAGCCCAAGCGTCTTGTGGTGTTTACAGACGGCTACCCATTTGGTTCGTGGGGCGATGAGAATTATGCAGATACTGTTTGGATCTTGCATGGTACCACAACTATTGAGCCACCCTGGGGCCAATATGCCTACTACGACGAGGCCGAGTAATGCAACAACAGATTGAAAAACTTGCACTTGAATCGGGTGCTTGGCATCAAGTGTATGGCAACAGGAACTTCATGATCGACGAACACTTTGATATTGCTAGGTTCTCCCGGTTGATTGTGCAGGAATGTGCGCTAGTTGCTGATACTGAGAGATCTAATTCAATTGGTTGCGGATACATTACTAAAACAAACGGTATGAGAATCAAAGAACATTTTGGAGTTGCATCGTGAATGATTTTTTGCAAGCACTAGCACCTTTTGTCTGGGGCTTTGTACTAGGATACTTTTGGCATCCAATATGGATTATATGTAAGAGGATTTATGAAGAAGCGAAACTGGCCAAACACCAATGGAGGAACCCAAATGGAAATCGAAATGATTGAGAAAACAAAAGATCGATTTGATCTTGAGCAAGAGATTTTACAATGCTGGAACATCACTGACGACATCAAAAACTATGTTGCTGAGAGTGCCACATCTGAGGAGTTTTCAGCATTAGCACAGTACTACGAACGCAAGTTTGATCGCTTGTGGAATACATTTGAATCAATGATTCACGAAAGAAAAATGTGAGCGAGGTTCAAAAACGCATGAAGGAACTCATGGCACCTGTTGAACAACAGATTATGATGTGTGACGATCGTGAAGATCAATTGATGATGGCCTGTGCTATGTTGCAACGCACAAGGGAATTGTTTGACTATCACCTCGGTGAAGAAGGACGTAAAAAAATGTTTAAGGATTTAGTATAATGTACGCATGGATGGTAAAATATCAAGATGTTATTTCTGGCTTTGTGTCAGGTATTAGTTTAATGAGCGCCTGTGATTACTTTGCAAAAGGCGATATGACATACGGCGGGTTGAGTCTGTTTGTGTCAGTAGCAAACTTGTTGTTGATCAACAAGAAAATTGGACAGCATGGGCAACCAAACTGATTACTTTAACCGTGTGGGTTACCAGGCCACATGGAACATAGGCGATCGTGTGTTTGGTAAGTGGAACCGGATCCCGTTTGTGGGCACGGTTGGCAACGATCGTTTGCTTAACCACCGAGACGGTCCCGAGATCACAGTACACCTAGATTTACCTATCCAGTTTGACAATCGGATATATAACTTTATCATTGTCAAACACAAGGACATTAAGGAGTACCGATGAACTCAGTAGACATGGCCACTAACTTAATCTTTAGGGCAAAAAACTTACAGGAATTTACGGTCACTACCGAACTTCCAAATGACTTCAGCTTCCGTGGAGTTATACCGTTCGATATGCAAATTACAGGTAGCATACTGGAAGCCCGAGTTTGGGCAGTAGACTTTGATGAAGCAGTGCATCGCCTAAACGAGTTTCTCCAAAATACCGACTAAAATTATTTCATTGGATATTTAGACATTAAATATCTATATGGAAAACGCACAACTTACTATTGCCGATTTGGCAAGCCTAAAACAAATCATTGATGCCGCTTGTACCCGCGGTGCATTCAAAGCCGCAGAGATGAAATCTGTTGGCGATATCTATGATAAACTTTCCGCATTCCTGGACGCTGTTGTAACTCAACAAAAAGCCCAAGAAGCAGAACAAGCACAACCTCAAGGAGATCAAAATGCTTAAACACGTAGGACGACACGGTGACCGCAAGGTTGCTATTCTTTTTAGAGAAGTACCCGGTGAGGAGCACATGTGCCTTGTGGTATATCCAGAAACCATGCCCACACATATTCATAACAGTATCATGCAGACCTTAGAAAGTGCCGCAGGACAGGCCGCAACAAACTTGTCAGAAGTGTTGCACCGCAACTTGTTGCCCGATGGTCGCGCACAGTTGGAAGCATTGCACCGCGAAGGCATGATCAAGAAGATTGCCACCAATCAAGTTATTGTTACTCCCACACCACAAAGTAATGTGAAGTTAGATGAGATGAACAAGATCATCCGCGAGATGGAACAAGGTGGGGAAGCACTCAAGCGTCTACAAGAACTTGATGCCAGCGCCGGCATGGTCGATCCAGCACAAAAGCGCAAAGCTGAAGCAGAATTCAAGCGTGGTCAAGAACGTGCCGCACAAGAAACACGCACACCTTATGTGCCACCACTACAGTCAACTGATGGTGCATTGGATGACAAAACTCTTGCGGCCAATATGCTTGCACAGGCCAAACGTATGGAAATCGAAGCCAAGGGTATGATTGCAGAAGCCGCTAGAATGAAGAAAGAAGCACAGCACTTGAATCCTAGCGTTAACGCAAAAGAGTATGTTGCACCTGTTGCAGAATCTATCACCCCAACGGCACCTCGTAAAGGTCGTCCTCCTAAATCCAAGGTAGCGACTGCCGATGCCGTTCAGTGATGAATTCATTCAGCAGTGGGAACATATAATCGAAGAAGTTAACAAAACTGAAGTCCCGCTGGAGTGTATTAAAAAAGTTGTAATCAGATTAGATGATCGTAAACAAAAGACGATCAATCTGGCTACACTTAGAAAACAGGGTCTCGATCTAAACGAGTTAGAAGTTGTGTTGACCCGCACACTAACTGAACTTGGAGACACAGTGCGTGACGTTGACTTTGTGGTCGATGTCCAGGCAGTTGCCAAACTTGTGCAACCCCAAACTGATAAACTTTTAAAAGATATATGAATGTCAAACTCGTCTCCTATTCACAGCCAACCGAAGACTTTAGAAACCAGGGCGTTGACGATGCTCAAGAACTTATCGCTTTCTGCGCCCGAGTATCCAATCCCTCCAACCAGTTCAACAATGAAACCAGCGAAAAACTCATCCGATACCTCGTTAAGCACCAGCACTGGAGTCCACTCGAAATGGTTTCAGCTTGCATGGAAATTACGACAACACGAGATATTGCACGGCAAATCCTCAGACACAGAAGTTTTAGTTTCCAAGAGTTCAGTCAACGATATGCTGACCCGACAAAAGATCTTGAATTTGTTACCCGCAGTGGAAGACTTCAAGACCCAAAGAATCGACAAAACAGTATAGAGCACGATGACACGTTGTTGGAGAACGAATGGTATCGTGCCCAGCAAAGAGTAATTTACGCGGCGCGGCGTGAATATGAATGGGCTATCAAGAACGGCATTGCCAAAGAACAGGCTCGTGCTGTGTTACCAGAAGGCTTGATCCAAAGTCGTATCTACATGAATGGTACGCTAAGATCTTGGATTCATTATTGCGATCTAAGATCGGCACACGGGACACAACAGGAACATATGGAAATTGCAAAGGAAATAGCCAAGGTTATATCTAAAATATTTCCTATGATTGATGGATTCGATAGTGAGTAGAAATATTATTAATTGATATTTCTGTCCTACAATGTATACAAGAACATCTTAACTGTTTCTTACCAAATGCGGCTCTACTCATTTTTTCTTTAGTTTCCAATGAATGGATTCGACCAGTATTATAAGCCGTTCTATCTTTTGATCTTTTTTGTTTTAAGATCTTAGCCTGTTCTTTGCCGTGTATTTGTTCGTATGTTTTTCCTTTACGAGTTTTTGACAATTTTTCAGATCTGAGATGTCTCAATAATTTTGCTTTCTCATCTCCATATCGTTGTTCGTAGGTTTGTCCTTTTCCGCGATTTAATTTAGAATAATCAATGTATTGTGATGTGTCACCACCATCCCCTGATTCAGGTTTGAGATTTGCCCACTCAATCGATTCTACAATATTAAGTTTTTCAGATAGGGGGATTGAAAATTTTTTTAATTCTTCATTTGTAGAGAATGTTCCTAAAATCTCAGTAGTAACATCATACCCGTGTTTTTTAATGTGTTCAGTCCATCTTTTTCCTGATCCTTTATATTTGTAAGGATCTCTAACTGTTTTGCCTAAATATTTTAATCCTGTTTTATTGTGTGTTTTAATATAAAGATAAATCATAATGTTTCTCCGTACTTTATTTATGATACTTGACATTTTAACGAATTGCGTGCTACAATGTGTTATGGCGATAACACACAATGAACAACCAGAACATTGGCAGCCTGCAATGACCAAAATCATTGATGGGCAACCAGTACGTTTCCGTGACGTATGCGTACACGAAATACGCATGGGCGATGTAGAAGATCCAGATCTATTTGTAGCCGAACCAATGTGGAAGTGGCAAGAATCAGATGCTGGTAAATTCATTATGAAAACTGCTGTGGACAAGCCTTACTGGACTCGCGGCATGGATCCGCACAGTTATGGACACATGTATCGAATTGTGGCCAGACTCAGCGAACAAAATGAAACATTCTGGCGACTCAAATGGGGAAATAATAAATGAGTAAATTTTTAGTAACAGGCGGTATGGGTCTAATTGGCCACAATGTAGTACAACGGCTAGAAGCCAAGGATCACGAAGTTGTGATTGTGGACATCATGACCAACTACGGTATTATTCCACAAGACGAACTCGAGTACTTGTTGGACGAGCGACGCAAGAAGATCCGGACTCAGGACATATATCGCACTGATATATCTGATGCGTGGACATTTGATCGTGCAGTAGAGAATCACAAGCCTGATGTGATCATACACATGGCAAGTTTTCCGCGCCAGAAAGTTGTGAATGCCAACCCTGCCTGGGGTGCCAGAGTCATGACGGAAGGTTTGATCAATGTTTGCGAGAGTGCCAAAAAGCACGGTGTAGAGCGTGTGGTGTACATATCTAGTAGCATGGTATATGGAGACTTTGAAGATCAAGTACTAGAAGATCATGATTGCAAACCCATTGGTCAGTATGGTATTATGAAACTCGCAGGAGAAGATATTGTTAAAGATTATCATCGTCGCAATTGTTTTGATTATTGCATTATTCGTCCCAGTGCTGTGTATGGGCCCTTGGACGTTGAAGACCGAGTGGTTGCAAAGTTCATGTTGGCCGCCATGCGTGGCAACACACTACAAGTTAACGGTGCAGGAGAGACCCTGGACTTCACCTACGTAGATGATGCCGCGGATGGTATTGTTGCGGCAGCCACACGTATCATGAGTGCCAACAAAACATTCAACATTACCAAATCACACTCAGTAAGTTTGTTAGAAGCCGCAGAAATGATTGTTAAGATTGTGGGCCGGGGCACCATTGAGTGTCGTGATAAGGATGCAGACTTCCCTTCACGCGGTGCCTTAAATATCGATCGTGCAA